ATATTACTATTGATGCAACTGAATTTCCTGGGACTGGTTCCGCTGATATAAAAGCTGCTGTAGTAGCTTATGGGCTTGCTAATTTTAAAATATCAGATGATGTTATAAGAACAGAATTTTATACTCCAATAAATTCCATTCCTGGAATACTTACTATTGATTTATTTATTGGTCTTGCTCCAAGTCCTGCTGGTACTTCAAATTTAACTATTGACTCTGATGAAATATCTAAATATGATATATCAAGAGTGGAGGTGAATATTGTCTGATGAAGTAATTGAAAAAGGATTATCGAGACTTGCTTATCAATTTAAAAGTAGTACTAAATTTCAAGAATTTTTAGAAGCATTTCTACAGCAGCTTCAAGATTTAAGCATAAGTGAACTTCAATTATTGAATGAAAGATATTTGAATACTGCTATAGGAGTACAACTTGATGGGGTAGGTGAAATTGTTGGATTACCAAGACCAGAGAAGGCAGTTGGTGTTGCTGGGCTATTTGGTTTTTTGGATGATACTACTGCTCTTGGATTTGGAGATATAACTGATACTGAAATTGGAGGTAATTTTTGGGATGGAGTATCAGACTATATTCTGGTTGGTGATAATTTATATAGATTATTAATTCGAGCTAAAATCATAGAAAATAAAACTGCTATGACAGTTGAGGATACTTTGAGATTAATTTCTTTTACTTTTGATGGGGCAATAATTAGATATTTTCAATCAGCCTTTTTAGAACCAAGATATGATATTTTAAAAGATTTGACTATTTTTGAAGAAGGCTTATTGGTTGATTTGCCTGTATTGATTGGAATAGATAAAGTTGAATACCACACATATCCCCCAGGAGCTTTTTCTTTTTTTGAAGACACAGGCCCAACAGGGTTGGGCTTTGGAGATATTACTGATGTTAACATAGGCGGGATTTTTGCAAAAATAGTTGGATAAAATAAAGGAGAAGTAAAATGGCAAAGCCAACAAAATTACCAGAGTGGGATGAGACTGAAGTAAATTCAGTTGAACCAAATGCAACTCATAAAGCAGAAGGCTGGCTGGCTCCAGCAGGTGTACCTGAAAAGCCACCTTATCAATCTTTTAATTGGTGGCAGAATAGTGTCTGGAAATGGTTAAATGAAATTAATATAAAAGGTATGCTTGGTTATGATGCTTTAACGGATTATATTGCTGACCTTTCATATACTGTAGGAAGTGATGGAAATTTATATCAGTGTGGTATAAATAATGGGCCAGCATCTTCAATAGTAGATCCAGTTGGTGATGTAACTGGAACTTGGAATGATATAATTAATGTAACACCTCCAACTGCTCGTGGTTATATTGATGGATTAATATTAGAAAATGATACTGATACAGACCATGATATAAAAATGAATATAGGAATATGTAGAGATAAAACTGATATTATTTCAATTCCATTAATAGCAGCAATAGTAAAACAAATTGATGTTAATTGGGCTGAGGGTGATAATGATGGTGGTTTTCCTTCTGGATTAACATTACTTGCTGATACCTGGTATCATTTTTATATTATAATGTCTGCTGATAAAACTCAAATAGATGCTGGATTTGATACCAGTTTAACTGCTATTAATTTATTAAGTGATGCTACTGATTATAGTTTATATCGCAGAGTGGGTTCAGTACTTACTGATGGCTCATCTAATATTATTCAATTTACACAAATTGGGGATGAATTTATTTGGGATATAACAACCCAAGATGCAAATGTAGCAGGGACAGGCACAACGGCTGTTTCTTTGACCTTATCTGTTCCATCAGGTGTAAAAGTTATAGCACAGATAACAGCTCTTGCAGCATCTGGTATAAGCACAAATCTTTTAATCACTTCCCTTGATACTGTAGATACAGTTCCATCTACAACTGCCTTTACATTAGCAACAAGTGCCGCTGCGCAGTTGGTAGCACAAACTTTAAGAATATTGACCAATATAAACGGGCAGATTAGATATAGAGCTGATGTGTCTGTTGCAACATTTAGACTAAATACAAATGGTTGGACAGATTTCAGAGGAAAGGATGTTTAATTATGAGAAACTTTTATATTGAAAGAGATAATAAAAATATTGTTGGTCTTTTTACAAGACCTCAATATGAAGGCCAAGAAGTATTGTCAGAAGATGATCAAGAGATGATTGATCATTTTGCTAATCAAAAAGCAGTAGAAGATGCTGAAAAAAATCGTATTGCTGAAATTGAAGTTGAAAAAGATGCTGCTGGATTAAAAAAAACAACCCTACAACAAGCTTATGATAAAATTGATCAAATTTTTTCAAGAGCAACTACCATAGCACTATTGAGAGCAGCTTGTATTCGAGCTTTTAAAATATTGGTGGTCTTTATACTCCGATAAAAAATAAAGCCTTTATACAAGTGTATAAGGGCTTTATTTTAGCTGTATCTTATATATTTAGATAGCTCTTTATAAGGGATTTTGCTCTTTCTGCTCCTTTACAAACTATTACTGCATAACCTTGAGCTTTGAGTTTTGGTATTTTTTTCTTTTGAGCCACTGATAAAGTGCCATCTAATTTTTTCATCTCAATAAATAAACCAGCATAGCCTTTTTTCTGAATTGGAAGGAATAAATCTGGGATACCAGGTTTAACTCCTTCCAGTTTTAATATGGATGCTGTTACTACATGTCGCTTGCCTCCGTTTGGAATAGCAAAAATTTCATCCAGCTCAGGATATTTTTCAGCATTCCTTTTACACCATTGAATAAAAATAATTTGTTCTTGGGATTCTGTTTTCATATTTTACTCCTTTTATCTTCTTTATAATATCTGCAATTTTCCCATGGATCAAATTCTGGCTCTTCCCCATAATCATATCCTTCCCAATAGCCTTTTAAACAGTAAGTGTGATGATATGGATTATCTATACTTGCTGGTTCATGGGCTACATTTTGACAAGTATCACACTTCATTTATCAAACCTCCATCTCTTAAATCTTGGCTGTCTCATACTACCAGCTTTTGTTTCTTCTTTAAATTCACACTGAGCAATAGCTCCTAAAAATTGACTTTTATTATCCCAAATATGTTGCCTTATCCATCTTACAGTATCAGATATTTTTTCTTTAAAGCCAGCTCCAACTTTTACTTCATGGCCTTTATAGTCTACAATTATGCCCCCAAGACTTCCAGCATGTTTACCCTTGCCTTCATAAAAACCAATTACTTCACAATCTGCCTGTTTTAAAGGAACAAGCCTCATCCAACTCCAACTTCTTTTATCTTCATATATATCATCTGGATCATAAACCACAATTCCTTCTTCACCATTTGATAAAGCTTGTTCATAAAATAACATTAATTGAGCTTCATTAAAAATAGTATAATGGGGAATTAATTTGATAAAAACAGTTTCATCAAAAAAACCAGCCAACCAATTCCATCTTTCTCTTTTACTTCCTGGTAAAGAAGGACAATCAAAAATCCAATATACTGATTCAGGAGTTGGTTTACTATTTCTTATTAACCCAGATGCTACATCAAATATTGCTCCAGGAATACAAAGTTCGCCATCAAATTCTTTTCCAAAATTTTCAAGCCATTCTTCTATATGATCATGACCAATTAATTTCTTTCCTTGTCTTGATAACATAGTTGTAGTATATAGACCACGCACCCCATCTTTCTTTACTGCTGCCATAAGTGGATATTTTGCTTTTTTTGGATTGAAAGTTTTTAATAGCATTACATCAGGTTTAATAGAACCATCAAATGTTAAAGGGATAAGTTCAGGCCAAGCTTTGTTAATACTTTTTATATTTATACCTGACCTTAAATCTTTATTTAAAATCATTTTAAATAACTCCGCTGTGAAAGGCATTAAAGAATATATCATATTTTCTACAGCATCTGTGGCTGCTTGTCCAGATATACTTCTTGATGATAAATTATCAAGTAAAATAAAAGCTTCATCAAGAGAATAATTTTCAGAAGGGGTGCCATATATATCAGGGGCAGATATATAATATTTTTTAAATGGATCATAAGCATATCGAAGTATTTTTTTTAATTGAGGATATTTTTTCATTACTTCAATTTTATTATTGCCAATAGCTGTTTCAATTTCTTTGATTAGATTTAACATAATAGCTCCTTAAAATAGGTTAAAATTAAGCTATACCTTAGTATAGGCTAAGTCTTTAAAGTTTGATATACATTATCCTACGGCTGTGGTTTTCCTATATTTTCGGTGATTATATTGTCTTTAGCTTTTACTTTTATGCCCAAAGCTTTAAAGCATTTTTCAACTTGTCTCTTATCTTTATCCTTCATTCCATATTTATAAAGTCTTGATTTATTTCTGATGAGCCATCTCCTTGCTGTTTTCTTTTCCATTATATCTCCTTTATTTTTTTTGAAAGTTTTTTATAAATTTTAGTCAGCAATTCCCAAAATAATCCAAATCCAAATAAAAGAAATAACACAATCATAAATGAGATTAAAAGATCAATTGTTTCCATCATATGCTCCTTGTTATTTTAATAATATTTTTAACAAAAATTATACTCCAATCATTTATTTTTTGACCATAAACCATATACCAATCTTTTTCTTCTTTTCCAGTTTCTGCTATCATCTTGCCAAGTCTTATATAATCTTCAATTTTAATCTTACACATTATTGATCCAGTATCATCTTCAATAGTAATATTCAGCCAGGCAGTATTGCCTTTTAAAAATTTGCCATTTCTTTTACTAACAAAACAAGCCTCATTAGCATCTCTTAAATTCTTTTTAATAAGACAACCAATTACAGTAAAATCTCCATTGTGATCTGCTTCATTAATTTTATTTACATAGCCATTTAAATTATGAGATGCTGGATCAGTATAATAATCTCCATATAATTCTTCAGCTGGATATAAATATTTAAAAGGAGTTATAGCAGTATCAATTTTATTTTTGAGGCCAGCTGGATAAGGTTGATCAGATGCTCTTAATCTGATAGCCATTTTGGCTATTGCTGTACCAACCCCATGTATAGTAATAAGTCCACCATATAGTACTCCATCTTGAACACTCCACTCTTCAATAGAGTATTCTGGGTCAAAATATTTATACTTTATTCCATCATTCTCTACAGCATCTCTTAATATTTTCAAAGCACTTCTATCATTCTTGGAATGATTTAAACAAGCAACTACAAATTCCAAAGGATAATGAGCCTTCAGATAAGCACAGATATAACTTATAAGTCCATAGGATACAGCATGTGATTTATTAAAAGCCCAAGAGCCAAAAGTATGCATAGCCTTCCAAACTTTTTCAGTATCTGATTTTTTTTCTCCTTGGCTAAGTGCTCCATCAATAAATTTCTTTTTAAATTTATCAAAAAATTCATCTCCAAGACTTTTACTTGCAGCATGTCTTAGCTCCTGAGTATCTGCCCAAGATAGATGCCCATAATTTCTACCAATAGCAAGCATCTGTTCCTGATATATTACAATCCCCCAAGTATCTTTTGTAGCAGCTACTACAGCTTGGTGATTGCTTAAATATTTAATTCCATTTTTTCCTGACCTGGCTCCAATAAAATCATTTGCTCCTCCAGACATAAGTGGGCCAGGTCTGCCCAATGCTCCAAGGGCTGCTATATCTTCCATATTTTCTATTGGCATTTGCTTTGCCAATCCTTGTACTGCTGAACCTTCAAATTGAAAAATACCATTAAATCTATGATCACTAAAAATTTTAAAAGTAGCAGGGTCATCAGTTGGGATTTCATACATCCATGGATAAGGCTTACCAATTTGATCACACACTCCTGCTATGATGGATAAAGTCCTAAGTCCAAGAGCATCTATTTTTAAAAGATTTACCACTTCAGCATCTTTTTTATCCAGCATACCTATTCTTTTTTTATCTCTACTATTTACTCCACAATAATCAGTTATAGGCTCATTACAAACTAAAATTCCACCAGCATGTACTCCTGTATGAGATGGATGAGCCTCAATATATTTTACTACTTCCATAGCAGGGTGCTTTTTAATAAATTTCTTACCAGCATCAGTATCAGTAAAAGTATCTTCCATACAATCATTAGCTCTGGCATCTCCACCACTTCTTTCCATAATGGCATCTTTTAATTCAATAACATCATCTACAGGAATGCCCAAGGCTTGAGCAAATCGAGTGATAGCAGACTTTGGTTTTAATCGGTTAATATTACCTATTTGAGCAACATTATCTTTTCCATATTTCTTCTCCAAATATTTTATAACCAAGTGCCGCTTGCTGTCTTGGAAATCTATATCTATATCAGGGAGGTCAAAACGGTTAATATCTATAAACCTTTCAAAATAAAGATCATACTCCAGCGGATCAATTTCTGTAATCCCCATAAGGTAACAAACTAAGGAGCCAGCAGAACTACCACGGGCTGGGCCAACAGCCATTTTAGTTTTAGCATACCGAATAGCATCAGCAACTACAAGAAAATAATCAACATAGTCTTTTTCTTTAATCAACTTCATTTCTCTTTTATATCTTTCAATATATTCTGGTTTTGATATTACTCCTTTTTCTTTAGCTCCTTTTTTACACCAGACTTCAATATCATCATCTCCAATATACTTCACCATATGAGCTTCAGGAAGTACTACATTACATTGAAGTGATATATAATCTAAATTTTTTAGTGCGATGTTACACCTTGGATAAATATCAAGCCATTCTTTTTTAGTCAATATGTGTAATGGACTTGTTTTACTTTCTCTCAATCTTTCATCTGCAAAAGGCTCATAAATAATATCATCTTTTGCATCTACATAATAGTTATCTATACAAGCTACCAGAGCAGGAGTTGTTAGATTCATGAATTGAGCTTCAGGAGTACATGGATTTAATTCATGATATATAAATCTTTTTATTAAATTAAATCTTGGGGCAACTCCACTAAAAATAAAAATATTATCAGAAGTATTATTGAGCTGTTCATAAGTTATTCTTTGTCTGTAGTAAAATTGTTGGAATGATAAATCTATAAGTCTATATATTTCTTGAAGACCTTCTGTATTTTTTGCTATAAAAGTCATCCAATTAAATGGATACCTTCTTTCGCCTTTTTGTAATTCTTCAACTACTGGCAATTGAACACCATAGATAGGTTTGATGCCTACTTTATCACAAGCCTTTTTCCAAGGTATGTGGGCAAAAGTATTACCTAAATCAGCAATGCCCCCATAGTCTGCCATAGTAGCGCATTTTTCTGCTATCTTATCCAGATGTCCATATACTGCTTTAAAAGTATAACCTGTTTTTATATTTAACCACATATTTATTCCTTATTATTTATCCCATTGCCAAGGATGTTCTTTACCACATCTTAAGCAAACATGGTTGCCCCAGGATGATTGCCAAACTCCTTCAAACATATCTGCATTATTTAAAGAGTATTCTTGTATCATATCATGACCCACCATAAAACACCAAAATTTTTGAATTATTTTTAACCACATTTGAATATCTCCAATGCTCTATTACAAATGTTAATATCAAAAGCTGCTATATGACATTTTGTTAAAGATATATTTAAATTCATTGCTAAAGTAATATATGCTTCTTTTCTTGTTATTAATCCACTTTTCCATATATGATCAAATACTACATGAACTTTCATTCTTAATATCCTCAATTCATAATTAGCTAAAGTCCCAAGAGCTTTAGCAGTTCCTTTATGGCAGCCTACATAAGCATCACAGGCATCACAAAGATAATATTTTTTATCTTTATGTCTTGGTTGGAATGGATGAATATATTCTCCAGTTACAAGTTTGGCTTCTTTTTTACAATATGGACATATCATTTTTTCCCCTTATATAAATTGCTTTGGATTGGCTTTTATTAATTCCTTTTTGTCAAAATCAGTTAAAGATACTTGCTCAATTTCTTCAAAATTAGAAATTAATTTTTCTTGTTTTAACCATTTGTAAGATTCATATGTAGCAAGTACATCAGCTTTAGCTCTATGAGCTCCCACCATATCTTTTCCAGTAGCAATTTTATAAAGCTCAGAGTTTTTCAAACGATGACCTTTTATATGCATAGATTGTTCTACTGTACAAAATTTAATAGGTGGATATGGGAAGTGATGTTCTTTCCCTATTCTCTTCAGCTCATTGATAAGTATTCCTTCATCAAAAGATAAATTATGAGCTACTACAGTATGAGAACAAAAAAATACATTAATGATATCTTTATATACTTCAAGAAAAGTAGGAGCATCTGCTACCATCTCATTTGTAATCCCAATTTGCTTTTCTAAAAAAGTTGGAATAGGGACAGGTGGTTTAATAAAGGTTTCAAATTCTTTTATTAAATTACCTTTTTCATCTACTTGTATTGCGTATATTTCAGTTAGATGAGGCTGGTGTAGTATATCTGAACCTTTTGCTCTTAACAAACCAGTTGTTTCTTGATCAAATATTGTTATCATTTTATACTCCTTAAAAAAAAGAATTATACTTATCACAATTCATTTTGTCTACAATTTGATTTATCTCTCCAAATCGGTCAATACAATAATTGCATTCTTTAGGTAGCATATTTGAATTTGAAAATATTTTTCTTTTTTTAAGAAAATTATTCCAATTTGATATATTACCTAAAGGCTTCATACGAGCTGCCAGCTCGGTATCTCCACCCATAGTACAACAGGGATATATATTTCCAAGTGAGTCTATATAAATTTGATAATAAGAAGCATTACATTTTTTGAATTTAATATTTCCATGATAATATGGAGCAAGAATTAATCCTTTTGAATAAAAATAATCAACCCATAATTCTATTAATTCTTCAATTTGTAATTCTTTAAAACTACTTCCATATACTGGATGAATATCTGCATCAAAACCATTAAGCATTGCATATTTAAGTAAATTTGGTAAATCTTTTTTAGTTTTTTCACTTACAGTAATTGTTAATTCAACATTAACTCCTACAGCAACTGCTTTATCAATACTATGTAAAATTTTAGAAAGTTGAATGCCTCCTCTACAGTCTGTATATATTTCAGAATTAATTGAATCAAGACTCACTCTTATCCATCTTGCCTTTTTTAATAAATTTAAAGATACACTTGGTGGAATATAGCCACAAGTAATAAAGCTGAATGATTTTTTTGAAGCAATATGATATTTCATTATACTATTTACTTTAGGATGAGTCATCATGTCTCCACCCGCATAACAAACCGATTCAATTTCTGTTCTTGCTTTTAAAAAATTAATCCATTGTTCTGCTGGGATAAAAATTTTATTACTTCTTAAATGATGGTCACACATGTGACACTTATTAAAACAATAATCTGTAATAGCTGCTTGAATAGATACTGGATCAGCATCTGTATTTACTCTTTTAATATATCTTAAAATTTTATATTCTCTGATTTTATTCATTATCAATCTCCTGTAGCATAGTAGAATAGACTGCCAAGTCAACCAAACTATCTTGATGGCCACCATTAATAAAGTTTTTACAATATCGGTCTGTTTTAGCTATCATAATATTTAACATAGCATACCGAGTAAAATCTTGCTCAGTTTTTAATTCTACTCCATCTGGAAAATAAGCCATCATAATTTTTCCAAAATGCTTATATGAATCGCCATATTCTTTACTTTTATTTTTAAAAGTTTCAGCAGCTTCTTTTAAAAAATCAGCAGGAGTTTTATGCTTGTCTGGAATAAATAAATATGGTACTACTGCTTGTTTTAAATACATTTGACAAATATCTTTTCTATCATCATATGCTACCAGCACATCATATTTTTCTCTTATTGATTCCAGCATTCCCTTTTTTACTTCTACACTTGGTCTTTTATCTCCAAGTACTCTAAAATAAAAACCATCAATAAAAGAAAGTAATTCATATTTTTGTAGCCAAGATAAAACAGCAGAAATATATTTAACTGATTTAGCAGTACATAAAATAATTTGAACACCATTTACTTTATACCGATTAATTATTTCAACCACACTTTCATGTACTGTATCATATTTAAAAAGCTTATTCCATTCATCATAATTTTTATTTTTAAGATGATGAATTCTATGAGAACAATTTGATAAAGTTCCTTCTAAGTCTATTATAATGCAGTCTTTTTTATTCATTTGTTAGCACTCCTTATCCATTGTATATTCGATTTACTTTAATTTTTAATATCCTTATAAGGATAAAATAAAAAGCCTTTTAAAAGCTTCTTACATTGTCATTCCCTCTTTATTAACTACAGGATTTGCTACATGATTACTTTCTTCCCAAGCTTTTTGAATATGACGTTGAACTACTTTAGGCTTCAAACAATATTTTTGGATAGGACATTTATCATATCTTGGAAAATAACAAACACCAGTTTTAACACAATAGACTTTTAAAAGTGGTTCAGCCCAAGGATGAATATTTAAAACAGCAGCCACCATCTTTTTAAAAACAGATTGGTATTCACCAGCTGTCCGCTTACATAAGCGGAGTTCAGCCATCTGGGAGAGTGTTCGGAGATTTGCTTTGATTATAATTTCTGTATGGATAGCCGTTGGAAGTATTCCACGAGCATCTTGAACAGGAACACCAGAGTCAATAAGAGCACCATAAGTATTTAAAGCACCTTGAATTGAATATTCATAAAGCCCTTCATCTGTAGGGACAAGATAGGTAAAATTTCTGGCATCTACAGTTCTTTGGGATTGTTGTTGAAAAGAAGCAGTTCTGGTTCTTACAAGTTGATGAGTAAAAGCTCTGGATACATTTTTTATTTCAAAAATATAATCCACAAATTCAAAACTTGTTTTAATGGTATCCATCATATAAGAAAGATGTTCCATTTTCTTTTCATATGACCAATTTAAAATGTCATGAAGTTTTGTTCCAGTTGCCAATCTTCCACTTTTTGTATAAATAAGAAGCTCCAAAGCAGAAGTAGTATAGTTGATTAAATCGACTGTTGCTGCATCTTTGTTTATCATAATTTTTCTCCTTTTAAAAGTTCATTTTAAAAATTCTTTGTTTGAATATTCTTTTATCTCCACTGTTTTTTATAAACCATTTTTTCAATCCCTTTGGTAATTTTCTTTTTTGATAGTCCCAATTCTGGTCTTGATATCTATTCCTTATATATTTAGCACAATTTTGATTCCAGATTTCTTGACTGTGAATAAATTTTCCACCATCTGGCTTCCCCATATTTGAATTTATAGTTGGATTATTAAATTGCTTTGCTGGATAAAACCCTTCTTCTATTATATGATAACAAGCAATTGATTCTTCAAGACCACCCAACAGATGAGAAGTATTACCAAATATTTTGTATACTCCAATATTTCTTAAAATCAATCCACGAGTGGTAGCAAATAATCCAACTTGAGTGGAGCTTATTTCTAATTTTTGTATGGAGCCACCAAGACTTCCTTCGCACATAACAAATCCACAATTGGGGAAGTGCTTCATATATTCAAGACATTGAGAATATCTTATCCCACTATCAATAGGATATTTTGGAGTACCAGATTTAAATTTAAAATTATCATCAATTATCATATAAAAATTAGCACCAGGTGAAGTAATAATCCCCATATTTCTTAAATAAGTCATTGATGGTTTTTTCTTTGCTGTGGCACCATTCATTTTAAATATAAAACCATTATCCAATATACTTCCTTTTGCTCTTTTTACTTGTTCATTACTCCATGGTCTTTGAAATATAAAAGAAAATTCAACAGCACAATAATCAAGTAAAGAAGTTAAATGAACAAGACTTGGATCAAGAATATTAAAATAATCATCAGGATTATTGGTTGGCAAATTTATAGATAATAACATCATGCCTCCTGTCTATGTTTAATACTTCCATAATGGCCTTCTTCTATTAGCCTTCTAATTACAAAAATGTCTTCAAGTATATCATCCAAAAGTATTTTAGGGCGCCAGGTAGCAAAACGACCTAAAGAATATATGCCATATTTTAAAGTCAAATCAGTAATAATATTTTGTCGTATTTTATTATCAATTGGAATAATTTTACCGAATTTTTGTTTATGATTTTTATATTGAGTTGGATCATCATAAAATTTTATACCTAAAGAAGTATAAATTTCAGTTAAATCTTTATAGCATAATTTTTTTGTTCCTTCTATTATAAGAGTGTCCCCTGTAATGCTGGCTCGGTATGCTGAAAATTTTGGGTCTGGATAATAGACTGTACAATAAGAATTACATTTTGGAATAAAAATTCGATTAACATATATGGGATTACAATGACAGATGCTATCAATTTTTACTCCAAGCATAGCAGCCATTTTAAAAATAGGGATAGTTGATATGATTGGCTCATTAAAATTAATAATTTCAAAATCTGAAATATTAAAAGGATTATTGTATTTAATATTACATCTTTTCTTTAGCTGATAAATAAAATCCTTGGGTGGAATATATCTTACTGCTGAAGAAATATTGAATATACTTCTGGCTGATATTATCCCTGTAGCCTTTTTTGAATACATATGAGTTATTCTGGGAGATGAATTTACTTCTTTTCCATCCAACCAAATAGCTTTATGAACTAATATTTCTTTAAAAGGGATACCAAGCATTTTTCCAATATCTGGCTTTCTACATCTAAATAATGCTTGATGGTCTGATTCTTTATTTTCTCCAGCTTCATAAATAATTGAGCCTGGATTTAAAGCTCCAGCTAATAAACCTGACATTCCTGCACCCACAATAATCATTTTATTTTTTTCTCCTTTTTTAATGTGTCCCTTATCTTTTATTTTTGCTACTAATCTATTCAATTGTCCTGGTCTTAAACTATTTGATGCAGAATTATATTTTTTCATTTTAAAACTCCTGTTTTTTAATAGATGGAAATTTTCCACCTTCATTAACTAATATTTTTATTGGAGTATTTAAGCTGTCTGAAAGTTCTAATGCTTGTTGGGCTGTTTCTGGTGGGTGCTCTGGACTTCTTCTTTTCCACCAATGATGAGCTTTATGGCGCGCATATCCACTATGTTCTAAGCATACATATTCATTAAACCTTCTCAGGCCACAGAAGTATGACACTTTTAGCATAGGGATTTTTCTGGAGCCTGTATAGTTGAAATACTTTACTTCAGTTACAGGGTGCCAGTCTTCAATTGAAAGTACTTCTTTATTTGCTGAATGCATAGTTAATTTGTGTCTAAATTTAAAAGGCTTTTTACAACAGGGACAAATTCTAACAGCAGCATGAACTATTTCATAACAATGATCACACTCTTTCATGACTGCTTCTCCACCACCTTTGCCTTTTAATTTTATAACCGGAGCATCAATTGGGCCATTCCTTATTAAGTTCCCAGCAAAATCTAATATTAAACAATCATCTTTTCCAGGATATGGTCTTAAACCCCTGCCAATAATCTGAACATGAAGTACTGGACTTGCAGTAGGTCTTATTAAAACAATAAGGTCAACATCAGGAGCATCAAATCCAGTAGTTAAAACAGCTACAGATACCAAGGCTTGATAGACTCCATCTTTAAAATCTTGAATTATTTTATCTCTATTCCCTTCCATTCTTGAATGAACACAGGCTACTTTTATTCCAGCCATTTTTAATTCAAAAGTAATATTTTCAGCATGATTTATATCAATAGCAAATACCAACCATTTTTTTCTTAAATCTTTATATGATAAAAGTTCTGAGATTATATCTCTGGTGATTCTTTCTCTATCAAAAGCTAATGATAATTCACTAAGGATATAATCTCCAGCTTGTTTTCTAATTTTGGTAGCATCAAGTCTTTTCTTTGTTCCTTTAGCAGTTAGCTTGCAGAGATAGCCTTCATCTTGTAGCTTTTTTATCGGTATAGTATAAACAATATCATCAAAAAAAGCTCCAGCACCAATATGAAGATAGCCTGTTCCCAAACGAAATGGAGTTGCTGTAAATCCAATTACTGGTTTTTTAATCTGAGAAAAAAATTTATGATATCTACCATTCCTGGTATGAGGAATTGTATGAGCTTCATCAACTATTATTATATCAAATTGATCAAATAACTCTGGCTTATTATATATAGATTGGATGCCTGCTATGGTAATATCCTTTAAGGTCTTGCTCTTTAACCCAGCACTATACAGCCCTATTGCTTTGTTATCCATGTGCTCTTTAATGACCCTGAGGTTTTGCCTTAGTATCTCTTTTACATGGCTTATAATAAGGATTTTTTGACCAGGCCACTTCTTAAAGACAGTATCACATAGCAAAGAAATCATAATTGATTTCCCACTACCTGTAGGAGCAACCACAAGCGGATTGCTTCTTTTTCCTGAATAGAAGTAATTGAAAATAGCATTAATTGCCTCAGTTTGATATTTTCTTGGGGTGATCATTTATTTTAATCCTGGAATTTGTTCTTTTAAATATTTATATATTTTCCAAGTCTGTATTTTTGGGGTGCTGATACAAGGATATAAATTTTTCCAATCTGTTTCTTTCATCACTTTAATAATTTTTTTTCTATATTTATCATTATTAATTATAATATAATGTTCTTGTGCATATTTTCCTTGTATTTCTATTCTTTTACCAACATCCCCCCAAGAACAAATACCATAATCAAAAAATTCTGGTATAGAATAGCCACCATTTCTGCGCCACTCTAAAACTGTTACATCAAATAAAGTATAATTTATTGGTTTTTTATTTATTCCTGTAATTGGCCTTCTGTATATATTAAAACAACAAAGTAATTTTCTATTGCTGTATTCAATTAATGGAAGCATTTCACTATGAATCAAATTAAAATCATACATTTGTTGGGAATTATTGAATTGACTTGCAGGTAAAATGAATGCAATAAAATCTCCCATTGTAATGGCACATTTATAAAACTTTACACTTAATATATTTCTTGTCCCAAATGGTGGATTTCCAATAAATAATCTGCCTTTTTTATATGGCAAATTTAAAATTAAAAAATCTTGTTTTATAATACTGCTGTGGTCTGGTTCTATATCATAAGCAATACAATTCTTTATTTGTAAACTAAATGATCCATTCCCAGCACTTGGTTCAATTATTTCTGTTATATTTTTTATTTTTTTAAAAGTAGTAAGAATACAATGTTTTGCTAATTTTGTATCAGTATAATATTTATCAAGATTTATTTTCATTATTTTAATCCTTTCATATATCTATGTTTACTACACCCAAGTAATTGTTGTCGAAAAGAAAGTTCAATTTTATAACCAGAACACTTCCATTTTCCTTCATCATGGATATCACCAAATTCACAAGTTCGACAGTTTTTCAAAGGCAATTCTCCAAAATGACAGATTTCATAATGCCCACACCATTTGCATTCAAACCAAGTGCTGTTGCCAATTCTTTCTGGTGGCACTTCTGTAGAAATAATATCAATGCCTCTTTGAATAAGCTCTTCAGCTTTTTCATCATCTGCTGAAATTCTTTCATAATATCGAGTATCATCATTTTTATTTACTGCTATGTATAGTCCTCTTTTAAGTTTTAATAATTTCATATAACAAATCATTTGAGCATAATGAACAGGCTTTGAAAGCTTTACTCCTTTATTTTTTAAATCTTTGAAGCTTTTATCATTGTGAGTTTTATATTCTCCAAGGTGAGTAGTTTTAGGAGCATCTGGGATATAATCTAAAAGATCATCAATGTGACCTTTTATATGGCCATTCCCAGCAAGTACTTCTTTTTGATCATCATGGTGCCATATTCCAATTTTTCTCAAGTCTGTTTGAATGATAGCTTCTTCTTTATGCCCTCTTTGAAAAAGTCTATTTACTCTTGGAGTAATTGCTGATTGAGAACAAAGTCTGAATCCATACCATAAAGCTCTGGCACATTTTGCTCCAATCCCGCTTATACCTAAGTATGGTCGCAGGTCTTGTTTTATTAATCCATCTTCAATAGCTTGTTCAGTTTTTGTTCTTGTATCAACTGGTAGTTTTGCCATCTATTCAACCCATATCCTTTCATATCTTTTAGGTATATTATTACAGTCTTTTTCAATCCATTCTTTTTTATTAGCATCAAATACTAAAATTTTAATACATTCATTTTTTGAAGTTGACCAATATACTACTGGTATGGAACCAACCAATTTGCTTAAAAAATAGCCAATAATAATGCTACAGACAACCAATAATATTAATCTTATAATCAAAGATTTCATTTTGCCTCCAGGCATTTTTCACAAAGCCATTTTTCTTTACTACTGAATAATAAAACAAAGATATAAAGACCAAGAGTTATTACAATCATATTAGTAGTAAATAAAAACCTACCAATTGTCCAGGCTTTAATATTTCTGATATGAATAGTTTTCTTTTTACACTTCTTACATTTCATTATTTTTTGTTCTATTTTAGTTTTCATTTTTACTCCTTCGGGGCAGGCTTAGCTGCCCCAAAATAAATCAGATTATTCCCAAGGCACATCTCCATCTTCAATAGGTGGAGAAGTACTTTCTGAACCTTCCAGTTGAGATGGGTCTTGAGCCTGAGCTCCTACAGTAGCAGGCTTATAACCAATTGGTTCATTACCAGCTGGATAATCATCTTTGGCAGGTTTGATTTTTATCTTCATCTTAATAGGAATGCCATGAAGCTCCTGGGTGTCTTGAATTACTGCTTTCCCACAAGCTCGGCAAAGGGTTGCCAATTCTTTCTGGGCAATCTCTACAGCGATAGGATTTGGATTAACAATATTCAAATTTGTCCAAATAAATCGCCCTTTAAATTCACCCTGAAGTATTTTGAATTTGAGCTTGATGTACTTCCCATTTTTCTTTGCTGTAGTAAGCACATCTGATTCTATTACCTGAGCCATATATTCTCCAGCTGGCATAGGGTCAAAACCAGTATTCATGTCTTCGTGTTTTCCACTATCAAATGCTGCTCCAAGTTCTGCCATTTTACTACTCCTTTTTGTTAAAAATTATTTTTTATTAAGTATTACTGTTTTATAAACTATTCCGGTTTTTCTTCTAAATTTTGATGCTTGCCTGGTTGTTGGTTTGACTCCCATACGTTTGCAAGCTGAAAGAAAAAATTTATTAAATTTAGCATGTGTTTCATTTCTCATTTTGTTTGCCATTTTACTTTTCCTTTATGTTAGTAATGAATCAAAAGTTAATTCATTCATTCCATCAAAACAAAATATTATATCAATCACCTCCTTTTTCAGCTTCTTCATCTGAATTAAATCCACCTTCAATATTTGTTTGAGGTGGTTCCATTTTAGCTTCTGCTGTTTTTCTGATTTTTTTTGATTCCTGTTTTCTTTCCAAGGGCTTTGTTAAAAAGCTTTGACAGATTTGGCTCTTCAATAGTATTTAATTTGCCTGACCGGTCTTTAGCTTCCCATTGAATATCTGCTTTAGTTTGAAGGTATCTATATTCCACGTCTTTATCTGTTACCCCAATCCTCATAGGAAGTACAAAATCAAAAAGATAAGGTAAGGCTGGCCCAAGCTGCTGGCCTGGCATAGAAGGTAACCAAGAAGTAATGCCAGTATAATCATCTTTCACTCGTTTGGATTTGGCAATGAAGTAAACATGCCGGTTTGGAAGGTCTCTGAACTTTTTAATAAGAGGCATTAGAACATCAGCCATAGAACCATAAGCAGCCTGAGGATGAGTATTACCATCAACTGGATTTTTCTTAAAATAGGCAAGTACTGCTTCAGCAATATCGCTGATAGAGTCTAAAACGATTGTTTCAAATCCTTTGGCCTTTTCATTGGTAGTAATAAATTCATAAGCTTCATCAAGGTCATTATGATTCTCAATCATAATAACTGGAATGTTCTTATCTTTAAGACTAAGCAGCCCCTGTTCGGCTGAGATGATAAGCGGATTTGGAGCAGTATCTGATAAAACTGTTTTACCAACCCCTGCTCTTCCATAGACCAGACATTTTACAAAATCTGAACTTTGTGCTGTTGTTGTTAATTTAATAGCCATAATTTTCTCCTTTCATATTTTAGGGTTTGTGTTATCAAGTACTGATATTGATTTAAGAGTTAATGTTGGGATACCAGGCTTTGAGTCTATACATCTGTGAAGTTTTACTGCCCCTGTAACTTTTTTATATTCTGCTGCTATAAGATTGGGCTTATATTTGATACAAGCTTTTTCTTTTTCAGATAGTTCTTTCCATATAGATTCTAAAAGTTCAGCATCAAGTTTATCATTTAATTTTGCAGAAGCAATTAATATATATTTGCCTATGGTGCCCTTTTTACTTCCTTTGATTTTCCCTTCGAGAATGTGCTCGCAAATTTCTTTTCTGAGTAATAATTCTTTTTCTTTAGCTTCTGTCAATTTGCCTTTCCATTGAATCCAAGATTCAACTTTTTTTTCTTCTTCCATTGCTGCTCCTTTTCTTTAAGATATAAATAAGCAGTACTTGTGCTATTACAATTTGACCAATTATTTTCTTTTTCAGCTTTCCATCTTGCTTTTATTGCATCGTCAAAATTTGTAAAATAACCAAGACTAATAGTGCCAAGCCTTGCTCTCCATTTTTTAAAAATATTACAAAAATGAACTCCTGTTATTCCTGAAGTATTATCTTTTCTAATTTTAGAATTTTTGATATTACAACTTCTTGATATATGTCTTAGATTTTTCCATTTATTATTATTTTTTATCCTATCTTTATGATCAATATCATTTTCTGGCCAATAGCCTTCTATATATAACCAAGCAAGTCTATTTGCTCTGTATGCTTTTTTATTAATAGTAATTATAGTATAACCAGCTTGAGAAGTTCCAGCTATATTTCCAATTTTTATTTTTTTAGCAATGGCTTTAATCCAAATAAAAATACCAGTATTTGGATTATAATGAAGGACTTCTTTAAGCCTTTTTTTGAGTTAACAATTTTTTATTCACCTGTTGTGCTTTTAAATATTATATTTAAGTTTGTAAAAGGTCTGGGAGCAAGGGAGGCAACTACTCCCAGACCAATAGCCAGGCTGGAACTAAATATTATTTTCCAGGAGTTGGCCAACCAGCTTCTTCACCTTCTTTCTTTGAGGCTGGTTTTTCTTCTTTCTTTTCTTCCTTTTTCTTCTCTGCTTCTTTTTTGGCCTTTGCTGCTTTTTTCTCAGATTCTTTTTCTTTGGCTTCTTTGGCAGCCAGAATTTCCAGACCTGGATTGTTATACTTCCCAGCAGATTTACAAAGCTTCAAAGCTTTTCTGAAGCCTTTAACATCTTTCATAATATACTCGGCGCAGAACTTTACCTCATCAATACCATGCTGTTTCCCTTCATCTTCAGGATAAAATCCTTGGTCACCCAAACGGGCAATAAGTTCCTTAACAATCTTATTAGTGTTACCAATTGCAACACCCTTCCATTTTTGAGAAACTGCCTTAACAGCTGGAGAAGCTTTAACCGCTTTAACAGCTTTAACCGGAGCTACAGCTTTAATAGCAGGCTGAACTTTATCATTCACGATTTTTTCAGGAACAGCTTTTACTTCCTTTACTGCCTTGACTGCCTTTACTTCTTTTACTGCCGACTTGGCTTCAATTGCCTGGATTGTTCCATGAACCCAGATTTTCGCATCACGATTGCCAATTACCATATTTGGTGTCATTTCAAACTTTTTCATAAAATCCGGTCTTGTCATTTTCTTACTCCTTTTCTTGTTAGTAGTTTTTACTGCTTTTTTATTACTTGCCTTGGCCAATGTTTTTTTGATAGAAGTAGTCTTTTTCATTTTCTTTTCACCTTTAAATTTGTGAGTTTGTAAAACATTTAATTAATTAACTCTGATTATATACCTTATATAAGGTAAAGTAAAGCTTTTTCTTTATTTTTTTTAATATTTTTTAAGTTCTTGATATTATTGAGAAATCACCATAATTTCATTATAAGTAGCACCTGATTCCAAATTATACCAGAAAATTAATTCTTTTTTATTATTTAACTCAATAGTAGTAAAACAATTTTTCCAATCTGTTTTGCTACCACAATATTTGAGAATTTTTCCTGGGTGGCGCTTTAAGGCTTTAGCTATTAATATTTTTTGATTGGTATTCATTTTACCAATCTCCTGGAGCACCAATCTCTTTAAAAATTTTTGGAGTTAAAGCAGAAAGTGCTACTTCCCAACCTACATCTAATGTAATTTTAGTATCCATTACAGCAAGACTTTTTTCATAAAGCTCTTTAATTTTTGATTCATTCATTTTCATTATAGCCTTAAATTTCCAATCTGTAGCAGGAACTAATTTTCCAACGAGTTGAGAAGTGATAAGTAATGCCATTTGTCTTTTTGATTTTTCCATTTTCATTTTTTCTCCTTTTAAGTTTTTATTTGTTTATTTTTTGTTTTCATTAAGTAAATAATAAGCCTTTTTTATCAATTAGTAAACATTTATTTTTGTTATTTTTATAAGTGATTGAATTCATTATATAATTATTTTTAACTATTTTGTATTCTGTATATTTATACCATTTTCCTGAGTTTATGTCCGTTTTTGATCCTTTACCTTATATATAAGGCTTTTTAACGCATACCTTAGTATAGGCTATGCTGAGAAAGTTTGATATACAAGCTCTGACAAAGCCTATTTTTATTGATTATCTATTAAATACCGGATATTAGAGAAAATTATATCAAAGGTTATTTATAAACCATTGTTTTTATTATAAAAAATTAAAATAAAGCTTTACTTCGGTTTTTTAATAAGTTATAGATAGCCTTTATTCGATTTTTAACTTTTAACTAAGGAGAACAAAATGGAAACTGAATACATTAATATTAAAGAGATAGCCGACATCCTGGGAATCCAGCCTCAATCTGTTCGAGAGATTATGGAAAATTATCCTTTATACCGGATAACAAGGAAAATAGCTTTATGGAAGAAATCTGATTTTTTGAATATGATAGAAAATAGAAAAGTGGCTGATAATTAATCTCTAAATATAAAGGCCAGCCACATGAATATTTTTAAAGGTAAAAGCTACAAGAGTGCTCCCACTGCTGAATTGATAAAATATCAATTTTTTGATTTCGCAGACTTCTGTGAAAAGGGATTAAAGAAGTGCACTGCTGGTAGTAAATTTGAAGGCTATATTACTATTGGTAGTGATTATAAAATTACTAAAGGTGATCCAAAAGCTCACTTTAAAAGCTATAAATATAAAGACCATTTCCACCGCAATAATCCTTCTCAAATAACCGCTGGGTTAATCCCCTTTGATGGAGATAATTCCAAAAGTAAAGCGGGATGCTGTATTGAGCCAATATTAATCCATCAAGCTTTAAAAGAGAAAAATCTCACTCATTGTATTTATACTACTCACTCTCATAGAACTAAAGAACATCCAGACAAAATCAGATGGAGATTATTTCTGCCCTGTAGTATGAAAGAAGAAGGTCAGCTTGCTCCTTCTGTAGTAAATCTTTATGGCCTTATCTCTAAAAATGGTTGTGAAGATTTGGCTATGGCAACTGAAAGTAAAACATGGTCTGTTCCCTGGTTCTTACCTACTCGTGATGAGCCTGAAGATGGTAAGTTTGAATTTTATAGTTATTATAGTGGAGATGATTTTGAAGCTTCTGAGCCTGAGTCTATTACTTCTGATACTACTTTGTCTGATGATAAAATAAGTATGGATGATATGGTACTTATTATTATGAATGGTACTCCAGATACGGGTGTTCATATAGCTATGACTAAGTACATATCAGGGCAAAAAAAAGATGGAGTAAAAAAGGCTACAGTATTAGCAAACCTCAGAGCTTTTATTCATAATTGGCCACAAGATGATTATCATAAGAGATACTACAATGATATGATTCGTGATTTGAATAATATCTATAAAAGGGATGAAAATACTTTAGTTGGTGATTATGAAAAGACAAGTTTCACTACAGCTAAAGCTTTTAATGAATTTGATTTTCCTGATGAAGTACTATATCTTAAACCCTGGTTATCTGAAGAGACAATAACTTTAATATCTGGTGAAAGAGGCTGTGGGAAAAGTTGGTTTGTATTTGGAGTATTAAAGGCTATTACTTCCAAAGAAAAATTTGGCCCATGGGAAGGAATAAATGCTGTACCAGTTCTTTATCTTGATGGAGAAATGGGCAAGAGGATGATCCAAAAAAGGCTGGAGATTTTAAAAATAAATAGTGAAAATTTTTATATCTTAAATAATCATAAAACATTAGATGATGGTGGAGTAACAGCCAATATTACTAATGAAGGATATAGAGATTGGTTACAAAAAGAGATGCTTGAAAAAGAAGTAAAAGTATTTGCTGTAGATAATGTTTCTTGTCTTTGTCCTGGACTAAATGAAAATAGTAAAGAGGACTGGGATGATATTAATCAATGGTTGATTAGATTAAAACACCTTGGTATAAGTACTATACTTATTCACCATTTAGGAAAAGATAAAATATCAGCCAGAGGCACTTCTGGTCGTGAAGATAATATTGATATAAGTATAATATTGAAAAAACCTAAAAACTATAAGGTAACAGATAAAGCCCGCTTTCAGGTTGTTTTTACTAAGCACCGGCAAGATGTTGAAGACCCAGAAGCCATTAGTGATTTAGAATTTAAGTTGGTCAATAAAAAATGGGAAGTAAAGAACTCAAAAACCGCATCAGAGGATCAGGTGGCAGCTTTACTTCATGATGGTGGTCTTAATCAATCAGAGATAGCAGATGTTATTGGGATAACAAAAGGGCAAGTGAGTAAAATAAAAAATAAATTGATCAGTACTGGATTATTAGATAAAAAAACAAATAAATTAATAGGGAAACAGAGTGCTGAAAATATATTCGATAGCTAACTGTTTACAGAGGAAACTTTTTGTGGTTTTTAGGGTGAAAGTTTCCTGTAGTAAAAATGGGGTTTTTTCTAATTATATTAGTAAGTTAAGTCCCAAATTTCCCTAAAAGTTTCCGGTTTCCTTCCCCTAAAGGGGGGAAGGGAAACTTTTACCGGGCATTTTTTAAAGAAGAAAGTTTCCAGGAAACTTTTTTTTAAGTAATAAATTCGATAAGTTATAAAAATAAATCCTTAAAAGTTTCCTAAAAGTTTCCTAAAAGTTTCCTAAAATACTGATAATAAAAAAGGAGTAAAAAGATGAAATTAACAGAGCTAAAAAACAAGATAGATGAAGCTTTAAAGTTACATGATGATTATGATGTTAAAATATTAACTGGTAAAGTACCTGACTGTAGTATAAGTTCTGATAGGTCTGATTTTAATATTCATATTGATGTGCCAGAGGGTGAAGAGTATCATATTGTAGAGGAAGAGGATATGGAATACTGTAGGACTTGTGAACTGTATCATTTAAGCGGAAAAGAGTGTCCAGGGTGTAAATTAAAAAAATTTTAAAGAGTCAGTAAAAAAAGCTTTACTTCCTTTAAAAAATATAGTATAGACAGAAATATACTATTTTTTAAAGGAAGTACTATGGCTAAAAAAAAGGAGACACTAATAAATGCGGATGAACAAGAACCATTGATTGGTCCAATTGATAGGAATAGATTTAAAAAATACGGTGAATTTTCTTATCAAGAGCACTACTGTGAAATTGTTTTTGATTTACTATCCAGTGATGATGGAGCTAAAACCAAAGCTCATTGTTGCAAGGCTTTACTATGCAGCAAACCAACACTGTTAGGATGGATGAAAAAATATCCTGAATTTAAACTTGCTATAGAAAGTGGATTAGATATTGGCAAGGCAAGGTGGCGTGAAAAAATCAGGAAACATGCTTTCAGTCCAGCATCAGAAGTAAACAATGGTCTTATCAAATTACTTTCCTCAAATGTCTATGGTATTAAAGAAGATATCTCACCAACTGTAGTAGTTCATACTCATAATTCAAATCCAGAAAAAGAAATGAAGGAGCGTGGTATTCCATTTCCTTCTGTAGATATAGAGGATACTGAAGATGAGTGAAAAATGTTTTTGTTTAAAACATGAAGGTCATAAAGAAAATATTCGAGAACTTTGTGAATTTAAAAGATCAATGACTGCAAGTGGAATTGGGACTATTGATCGAATATGGGAAGGAATTGAAAAGAAAGTGTCAAAAGGAATGGTAGTGACTTTTTGTATAATAATAGTGACTTTAATGAGTACTCTTTTTGGCTTGGTTTATCAGTCAAATAGTAAAGTGCTTCATGAAATGGTATCTATAAAATCAAATATTCAACTTATTATGGAAAAATTAAAATAATGTTTGACTGGTCTCCTCATTCTTTAAAGCACAGAAGTACTTGTTGCCATGATATAAAACGGCTATTTGATGAAGTACTAAGGGAAGTGGATTGCCGATATGAATGTGGCCATAGAAATAAAGCAGAACAAAATAGGATGTATGTTTTAAAAAGAAGTAAAGTTCAATGGCCAGATAGTAAGCATAATATTTATCCATCATTAGCAGCGGATGTAATTCCATATCCGGTTATTTGGCCCAATATAAAAGATACAATTGAGAAGTACTCTTTGGATTTGGGTCGGCTATATATGTTTGTTGGATATGTAAAGGGGATAGCCTTTGAGCTTGGTATCCCTATTAGAGCAGGAGCAGACTGGGATAATGATTTTCAAGTCTCAGACCAAACCTTTCATGATCTTCCACATATTGAAGTAATAAAGGAGTAAAAGATGGCATTTGATCCATTTACAGCAGGATTTGGCTTAGTTAAATCAGTTATAGATAAAGCTTTCCCTGATAAAACAGAAGCTGCTAAAATTACTGCGCAATTAGAAATATCAAGACAGAGTGGTGATTTAAAAGAACTTGAAATTGGTATGAGTGCTATTGTGATGGAAGCCAAAAGTAATGACAAATGGACAAGCAGAGCAAGGCCATCTTTTTTATATGTAATGTATTTTATGATTTTGATGGCAGTCCCAATGGGAGTACTATCAGCTTTTAAGCCTTTATTTGTTGCTGCCATAATTACTGGAATGAAACTTTGGTTGGAAGCTATACCTGGAGAATTGTATGCTTTGTTTGGTGCTGGATATTTAGGTTATAGTACTATGAGAAGTGTTGATAAAGGAAAAATACTTTCTGCTAAACCTTCAGCCCTGTCTGGTTTGACAAACCTTTTTAAATAAGGAAGTAAATGATGCCACCAAAGTATAAAACACTACAGTTGAATAATGAGCAGATTAAAAATTCGATTCATCTCCAAGTACTTGCTCATCATAATTCAAAAAGAATTAATTGGCCACCTGAACCCTGGTGTCCTATAGGTGGACTTGATCTGATACTGTATAATATTAGAAATGGAAGATAGCTCACTATTAAAATATTTTGAGTTTGATCATTTACCACCACATGTTCAAAGAATAAGTAGGCCATTTAAAAAACTTGCTTGCTTTCTAAGTGGTAATGTTCAAGCTGATAAAGCTGAAATGGATATGGCTTTGAGAAAACTTCTTGAAGCTAAAGACTGTGCTGTGAGGGCTGCTTTATAAATGGAATTAACTTCTGAAGACATAGACCTTTATGAAGACTGGTGGATACAAAAATCCAGAGTCAACTTCCTTGCTTATAGACAGTATATGAGAAATGAGAAGTACTTCAATAGTTGGTTTATGACTGACCTTTGTAAACAGTTCCAACAATTCTATCTTGATTTAAGAGCTGGCAACCGGCCTATACTTCTTGTTCAAACTCCACCCCAGCATGGTAAATCTTGGGCAGTGGCTGACCTTATTGCTTGGATATCTGGTAAATGGCCTGAGATCAAATCTATATATGCTACCTATTCAGACACCCTGGGGGTGCGTGGCAATCTCTCACAACAGCGGCAGATGGATAGTGAGAAGTATAAGAAAATATTTCCAGGGACAAAGCTGAGTAGTAAAAAGGGTGAAGCAGTAAGAACTATGAATCACCTTGAGTTTGTAGATGAAGATGGTATTACTACAGATGGTCAATTTCGTAATACTACAACTGGTGGCCCAGTCACTGGTGAGAGTCTTGACCTTGGAGTAATTGATGATGCAGTAAAAGGTAGGGAACAAGCCAACAGTATAACAGGGAGTCAAAAAAATTGGGAATGGTTTACTGATGATTATATGACACGGTTTTCTGACAAGGCTGGACTCCTTATTATAATGACTCGATGGACAACTCATGATATTATAGCAAGACTGATTAAAATTAAAAAACAGTTTAATGGAAAGTTCACTGTAGTAAATTACCAAGCAATTGCTACTAAAGATGAAGTAAATCGAAATGAAGGTGAAGCACTTTTCCCTGAATTAAAATCTCTTGAGTTTTTAAAGAGTAAAAAAGCTATAATGGCCGAAGCAAGCTGGGAGTCTTTGTATCAAGGAAATCCAACTATCACAGGTGGCAACCTTTTTAAAGATAATTGGTGGGAATGGTACACCAGGTTGCCTCTGCTGAAGTATAAATTTATTACTGCTGATACAGCTCAAAAAGTAAAGACTCAACATGACTGGACTATATTTCAATGTTGGGGAATGGGGATTGATGGTCGCATATACTTGATAGATAAATTCAGAGAAAAGCTTGAAGCTCCTGAGCTCAGAGTAGAAGCTGAAATATTTTATCGGAAACATAATCAACCAAAAATGAAAGTAGATGATCCAGTATTAAGGGGAATGTATATTGAAGACAAATCATCTGGAGTTGGTTTACTTCAAGAGCTAAGAAAATTAAGGATGAAAGTAATTGAAGTTCCAAGACATAGTGATAAGTACTTCAGGGCTGAGGATGTAGCTCCAGAAATACAAGCAGGCAGGGTGGTTTTAAATACAGAGATACCAGGTGTTGGCAACCTTACTAAAGAAGCTAGAGAATTTCCAAATGGAGAGTTTGATGATGATATAGACACTCTTATGACCGCTGTTGAGGTTGCTTTTATAAATAAGGATAAGGCTAATATGTTACAGGCAGCTATGGAGGCAGACTAATGGCATTAAATCCATTACAGCAAACTCCTATAAATCCATACTGGTGGAATCCTGCTACTGCTACTCCAAAAAATATGCTTAGTGAGAAAGGCAATTTTCAAGTAGAAATACAAGACCAATATACAGAGTCTGTTGATTTGTATGCGCATATTGATAAAGTTAATCCATCAATAACAGTTGATACTACTTTATATGATGAATCTATTGTTGTTGATTCAATTGCTTCTGTAGCTCCTGGAGATGTAATTCTTATTTGTGAAGGGAATAGATTTTATCAATCCATAGTAGCATCAGCAGCAGTACTTACTATCAATCTTGCTTCGCCTTTGGATTTTGCTTTTACTACTGCAGCAATAGTTCATATTGGGACTTGGAATTTAGCAGTTGATGGTAGTGGCACTACTCAAATAGCTCATATTCTGCCGCCAACCACTGCTGAAATTGATATTTATCAAATCAATGTTTCTATTACTGATAATGTAGACATGGATAGTGCTAAGTTTGGTGGAATAGCTGCGCTGACTAATGGAATACTTTTTAGAGTAGTAAATAGTACTATCAAAAATTTGCCTTTGGTAGTTAATAATATTGGCTTTTCAGAACAAGGTTTTAATATTCAATATGATCCAAAAGCACCGGCTGGAGTATATGGATTCCAAGCAAAGAAAAATTATCATGAGATAAATGGAATTTCAATAAGACTTGATGGTAGTACTAATGATGAATTTCAATGTCTTATTAGAGATGATTTAACAGACTTAACTCTTTTTGATATTACTGTCAATGGACACATAGTTCAGGATTAAATTATGACAAATCCAATTACTGCTTTTATTAAAGATGGCTTTAAGAACATCATGAAAGGGCTTGGCACTTCTAAAGACCCAAGAAATAATGTTTTATATGAAATGGGGGTGAGAATAACCCAGGTCACTGCTAATAATCTTTATGTATATAATTGGTTGGCTGCTAAGGTTGTAGATATACCTATTGATGATGCTACTCGCAAATGGCGCAATTTACTTATTCCTGATGCTGATAAGAAAAAAGAAATTGAAGAAGCATTAAAAGAGTTTGGTGTAAAAGGCAAAGTAAATTTGGCTTCAAAATGGGCAAGAGTATTTGGTGGGGCAGTAATACTTGCTATTATAGAAGGGGATGACCCAGAAGAGCCATTGGTTGTAGAAAGCATAAGACCAGATTCATTGAAAAACTTTATTGTTTTGGATAGATATAATATATATCCAGCTGAAATAAACAGAAATATATTATCAATTAATTTTGGTAAGCCTGAATACTACACTGTATCAAGAAATGGTCAAAAAATCCATCATAGCCGATTATATAAACTTGATGGAGCACTATCCACTATAATGGAATTGGAACAGCAGAACTATTGGGGCAATTCAATTTTCACTAATTTATTTGAGCCCATATCAGACAGTCAAATAGTATCTCAATCTATTAATAATTTGATTTATGAATCCAATATAGATGTGTATCGAATAAATGGCTTGAATGCTCTGGTAGCTGAAGGAAGAGATGAGCTTGTAGTAAAGCGGTTAAAATTAGCTCATGAAATGAAGAGTATTATAAATGGAATTGCCCTTGATAAAGAAGATGAATATGATAAAAAAGCAAATACTTTTAATCAACTTCCTCAAATAGATGACCGCTTTATACAGAAGGTTTCGGGTGCGTCTAATATACCAGTAACAAGATTGCTTGGTATATCTCCAGCTGGTCAAAATGCTACTGGTGAAGCAGATATGTTAAATTATTATGATTTTGTTCAATCTCTTCAAGAGAATGATTTGAGACCAGTAATTGATTGGATGGATAGTATTATTTTAGCATCCTCTAATTTTGATGAGCCATTTGAATATGAGTTTAAGCCTTTAAAACAGCTTACAGAAATCGAGCAAGCCACTGTTGATTATCAAAATGCTCAAAGAGATCAAATATATCTTGATCAGGATATAATTGAAAGTAGTGATGTTCTGGCTGAGTTGGCTGAACAAGGTACTTATGTCTCCATTGATGAGAATAGAGTAGAAACTGAAAAGGAAGCTGAGGAGCTTTCATTTGAGGGAAAAATAGAGGACTCAAAAGAATCAAGGATTGGGACTCCAAGTCAAGTTCGTGCACAAAATGCTTTAAATTCAGCATTGAGGCAGGGAGTAATAACAAAACCAATTAAATGTGATGGTTGTAAAAAAGAAAAAAAATTACAGGCTCATCATAAAGACTATTCTAAGCCACTTCAAGTAAAGTGGTATTGTCAATCCTGCCATGGCTCAAATGGGCATGACAAAGAGAAGTATGAAAAATAAATGCCAAAAAAGAAAAAAAATAAAAAAACAAAAATAGCTGCTCCAGTAAAGAGTCAAAAGGGCATTGAAATAAGATACAGGAAACAGCTTAACAAATTGGGCAAGACTTTAATCATAGCCATTAGAAAAGAAGTACTTGCCTATTTAAAGGTCAACCAATCTTCATATGTAGTTGATGGATTGATTACTACTATTACTGAAAGTAAATTAAAATTCATATCTGATAGTTTTAATATGGATGGGGAATATGAACTATGGGATGAATATTCTGAATATACTGATGAGCTGTTAAAAGACTCCCAGAAAAAAATAAAATACTTTAGAACAAGAGATGGAATTGGTGATCAACTTGGTGTTATTTTTAGAAGGCTAAATGGCTTATTTACTGGTAATGCTACTATAAGTTTTGCTCAAGTAGCAGCTTCTCAAATGGTTGAAAAAGTTGGTCTTGCTAATAAAAATAAATTTGATAGAACAGTTGCCAGAGCTACAGGAGTTGACCTTGGTAGTATAATTACTTCAGAAGGGCTGGAAGATTTTACTGCATTGAGCATAAATAAAAATGTAAGTTTGATAAAGTCTTTGCCAGAAGAGTATTTAAAACAGGTGGAGACAATAGTCAATAATGGAGTAGTAAGCGGAGCAAAATACACAACTATTGAAAAAGAGATAATTGCTAAAACTGGAGCCAATAGTAAATTAGCCAACCGGATAAAGACCATAGCAAGAAATGAAGTTCAAACAATTAATTCTCAAATTACTTTAAGAAGAAGTGAAAGCCTTGGAATTAAAAAAGGCATATTCAGAACATCTAAAGATGAAAGAGTCAGAAAGTGTCATGATGAATTGGATGGGATTGAATTTGTTATAGCTAAAGGAGCTTGGTCAAAAAGTTGTAGTAAATTTATACAACCTGGAATAACCGACATAAACTGTAGGTGAACTTATTCACCTATCATTGAGGTTCAATGATGAAAATAGAAGACATAATGAAACAGTATGGACTTTCTAAAGAAGAAGCTTTACCAATCTTAAAATCAGCTGATAAAGCACTCTTATTCGATGATAGTCAAACTTTTAAGGCTATAATAGATAAGGTTACAGGCTTTTTAACGGCACCCGTTATATTAGCTCGTACAGGTGTTCAGCAGTATATGGGATATGAGCTGGGTTTGAAAGATAGGCTGATGGAAAAGATTGGGGTGATGCGCCCAGCTAAAGAAGTATTCCATCCAGATAGTATAAAGAGCTTTGTAAATTTAATTGTTACAGATGATCACCCTACTGAAATTGTTACAATTGATAATGTTAAAAAGCTTCAAAAAGGTCAGGTCTCAGAAGTAATAAGAATTGATGAAGTATTATCTGGTGTTACAACCATAACTGATAAAGATCAAATTAAAAAAATTCAAGAAGGCAAAGTTGAAGTATCTGTTGGATATTCTAATAACCTGAAAGAAGAAAAAGGAACTTTTGATGGAGTTGATTATGAATTTATTCAAACTGATATTAAGGCAAACCATTTGGCAATAGTTGATGCAGGTCGGTGTGGGTCTGCTTGTAAATTAACCATGGATCATAATAAAAAGGAGTCATCTATGTTCACAATTACAATTGACGGCATCCAGTATAAAGTTGAGGATGTTCAACTGGGGCAGGCTCTTCAAAATCAGCAAAAAGCGCATGATGCTGAAGTAGAAGGGCTCAAGAAAAAGTTAACTGAGGAAGAAGAAGAAAAAGAGAAGATGAAAAAAGAAAAAGATGAAGCCGAAGCAAAGAAGGATGCTTTGGAAAAAGAGAAAATGTCTGATTCTGATTTATCTGACCTTATTTCTGAACGTGCTGCCTTGCTGGTTCAGGCTAAAGCCATCTTGGGTGATAAGATGCCTGAATGTACTGATTGTCCGCAGGAAATTAAGACTGCGGTGATTGACCATATTCTGCCGGATATGGAATTGGATGGAAAGTCCAAAGACTATATCAATGCTGCTTATGATATGGCAATTAAAAAAACCGTAAAAGCAAATGACTCTTTGAAAAAATTGGAAGGTGATTTTATCAAGGATAAAGAGGGCAACAAGATCACTCGTGAATCTGCCAGAGAAAAGTATATGAAAGATCAACTCAATCTGGAAGATTAATTCAAATTTGGCAAGAAATTAATTTTAATAACAACTAAATATATAAGGAGAATGGATATGTGTCCTGTACAAACTACTTATGAAGCAGAGCATGACCCTGCTTATGAAGGGCAAAGGGCAAATCTTGGTTTGATTAACATTACTTCCAAAGTTGCTCAGGATGGAGATATTCCTTTTGGCAGAGCAGTTGTCAGAGGGACAGCCGATAATCAGGCAAAGCTTCCTACTACCGGAAGTCAAGCCTTTATGGGCATTACTGAAATGACTACAGCCTGGTCTGAAAATGCCAGTGATCTTCATCTTTATGAACAATATAAAGAAATGAATATCATTGATTTTGGAGAAGTCTGGGTTTATACCGAGCAGAGTGTTGTTCCTGGTAATGCTGTTTACTTCAGGCATACTGCTGATACTGCTCCGCTTGATGTGGTTGGTCGATTCAGAAAAGATTCAAGTGGTGGAGATGCCGACCTTATTGTTGGTGCTTCTTTTGAAACTACTACAGCTGCTGGTGGGATTGCCAAAGTCAATCTTAATACTCCAGGTGTTGGAGTACTTCTTGCCCCTGATAGCTCTGAAACAGTTACAGCTACTACTGCTGTTGCTGGAGTGGATACGGCAATTACGTATGTTGATACTACTCTGGGGGCTATGGCTTTGAGCTTAGCTGATGGGGTAGAAGGCCAGATCAAAAAGATTATGATGACTGTGGATGGTGGAGATTGTATTATCACTCCGGCTAATCTTGCGATTGGTGCTACATTAAGGTTGACTGATGTTTTCAGTTCCTTTACTTTACAGTTTTCAGGAAGTTCCTGGAAAGTAATTGCTCGTGTAGGGTTGGCAATTGTAACTATTACTGCTGCTACTACTGCGGTGATGCCTCTTGATGTAGATGTATTTATTTTTGATTCTACAATCGGTGCTTCTACCGGAGCAATTGCAGCTGGTTATCCTGGTCAACGTGTTAGCATGAAAATGCTGGTTGATGGTGGTGATCAAGTAATTACTCCAGCAGTATTTTTGGGTGGAACTATTCTAACCTTTGACGGTGCTGATTCTGCTTTGTTAATATCTGATGGTACTAACTGGATGTTAGAAGGAACACCGACTGCTGCTGCAACTTAATAGGGTGGCTATAAAATATAACCAATAACCAAATATAATATAAGGAGAGTGATATGAAGTTTTTATATGACGCAGCAACTGGGCTGGCTTTTCTTCTTTCTCAATTAACACACATTGAAAGTAAAATGTATGAGAAGAAGTATAAAGCAATAACCTATCCACTGATCATTCCTGTATCGAATGAAGCAGGTGAATGGGCTGAATCTGTAACTTATTTCTTTATGGATGGAAGAGCAGTAGCGGAGTTTGTTGGTACAAAATCTTTGAATGTTCCTATTGCTGAAATTGGAACTGAAAAAATTACTGTGCCTGTAGAACTTGGCGCTACTGGTTATGAATATTCTGATGAAGAACTTCGTCAGGCTATTCAGCTGAAGCGTGCACTTCCACAATTAAAATCAAATACTGCCAGAAGGGCATATGAAGAACTTGCCCAAAGAGTAGCTATGCTTGGAGATACTACTCATAATTTGCCTGGCTTTATTAACAATACCAATGTTACTTCTGCTACTGTAGTGAACCCTGGTAGTGGGACTGAATGGGTGAACAAAACTCCCAATCAGATTCTATTTGATATCAATGATTTCATGGGAGATATTTTCGTTGATACTCTTCAGGTTGAGAAGCCAACTACTTTACTTCTGCCTACTGCCCAATGGAATTATCTTGCTGGTACTCCCAGAAGTGATAACAGCGATACTACTCTTTTGGCCTGGTTAATTGCCAATAGTCCTTTTCTTTCCTCAGATGCTGATATTATTCCTGTTACTGAGCTCGCTGGTGCTGGGGGTGGTGCGACTGATCGAATGATGGCCTATGATAAGGATATGGACAAGGTGGTATTTCATATTCCAATGCCTCTTCGCTTTACCGAGCCACAGAGAAAAGGCAGAGGTTTTGAAGTTCCTGGAGAGTTCAAACTCAGCGGGATTGAGTTCCGGTATCCTGGTTCTGCCAGATATGCTGATGGTATCTAAATAAAATGGGTCAGAAATGGCCCATTTAATTTTATCTTATAAACTGAAAAGGAGTATTGTACATGATTATAAATAATAAGACAAAAGCAGTAATTGTTTTGAAAGCAGTAGGGATGCAAAATTTAAGGCTTTTCCCTGGTTATAATACTGTTGAAGAAAAAGGTCTTGACAAATATTTTCAAAACAAAGCTGCTCTGGCTCATCAGAAAATGAATCTTGATGTAGTAAAGACAGAAAGTATTACTGCTGAAGAAAAGAAATTGGCCAATAAAGCCAAAGAGAAAAATGCCAGGTTGAACAAAGCTCAGCGTGTAGTAAAAGCCCAAAATGAAACACTTGCCAAAAATGATAAAACTATTACTGCTCAAGAAAAGGAATTGAAAGAACAGGCAATTGATCTTGAAACAGCAATAGAAAATCAGAAAGAACAGGCAGAGCTTATCAAAGACCTCCAGACTCAAATAAAGGAATTGAAAAAAGCTTCCAAGAAGTAAAGGCATAAGGTAAAATTATGATTGATCCAGCTTTATTTAAAACTCGTTTCCCAGAATTTGCATCTGAGAGTGATCCAAGGATTCAACTATTTATTGATGATTCCGTCATTATTCTCAATTCAGTATATTGGGGTGAAAAGTATGACCTTGGCTTATACTATCTATCAGCCCACTATCTTATTCTGGCAAATAAATCAGAAGCTGGATCAATTACTTCTAAAGGAGCAGTTGCCAGTAGAACAGTTGATGGATCAAGTGTAAATTATACTCGTGCAGTCCCTACTGACGAAAGTGATTCATATTATGCTTACACCACTTATGGCCAAAGATATTTGGCTTTGAGAAAAACATTAGGAGTTCCAGCAAGTGTCATCTAAATTTAAAAGAGTAAAGAAAGATGGTGGAGTTGAAGCTTTAAAGAATAGGGTGAAAACTCCTGGTACTGTTGATGTTGGAATAATAGATGCCGGTAAACATATCTCTGGAGACATTACTGTAGCAGGAATTGGTTATGCTCATGAATATGGTACAGCTACTTTACCAGAAAGATCATTTATGAGAAGTACTATTCATGCGAAGAAAAAAGATATAATAGCCCTTCAGAAAAAACTTTTTAAACAAATATTAAAAGGAAGTATGAAAATTGAAACTGGATTGGGACTGTTAGGAGAATTTATGTCTGATGCTATAACTCAAAAAATCGTTTCAATTACTTCTCCACCAAATACTCCAGAAACAATAGAAGCTAAAGGCTCAAGCAATCCGCTTATTGATACAGGACAATTAAAAAATTCTATTACTTATGAGGTAAATAGATAATGGAAAATTTTAATGATGTATCTGATGCTTTTGATGGTTGGCTTCAAACTATAACTGGAACACGAAATACTGGAAGTTATACAGCCGGAAGATGGGTTGCTGCTTCTCCAGCAGCACTTTCTTTTTCAGGAGTAATTCAAAATGCTACTCCAGATGATTTAAAAGTACTTGGAGAAGGGGAAAGAACTGAAGAGGCAATTAAAATTCATACTACATTTGAATTAATTCCTCAGGTTGATAATACTACTAAGGGGGATTTGATTTTATATAAAAGTAAAAATTGGTTGGTGTATAATGTTGCCCACAGATACATAGGCGGATATCATAAGGCCATAGCTATAAGGCGATAAATAAACCTATACCTTAGTATAGGGGAGTATAAGAAAGTTTGATAAACACGATTTAAGGGCTGTGGTTTTAAGGATTAATTAATGTTAAATATTGTTAACATAGAAAATGCTATAAGAGTTTGGGCTTTTGGAATATCAGGGATTGAAACTATATTTGCTCATCCAAATGCTCCCAGGCCTATTACTCCTTATGTGTTGATTAATATTATTCAGAATGCTCCAATTGGTATTCAAGAATCAGAGTTAACACTACTTGGAGATGATTCTGTTGATATTGATTATTCTAATGTTGAAGAATTATTTGTGAGTATAAATACTTATTATGCTGGAGCTTATCAGACTGCTACCAAATTAAAAGATAGTCTTGGAAGAGTAACAGTGACTGATCAACTTTTTGTTGCTGGGCTTGGATATAATAAAGCAACTGTTATTAATGATATCCCTGAAGAAATAAATAAACAATGGGAAGAAAGAGCACAGTTTGATTGTTTCTTTTTTACTCGGTCTTTAGATGAAGAGAATATTGAGACTATTCAAAAAGTTGAAATGACCAATAATATAAATGATGATGGTGATACTATAATAATCGAAAAACCATAAGGAGATGACATTATGACCAGACCAATAAAAAGATTTGTTGATGTAGAAATCAGAAAAGATACTCCCAGGGTTTCAGCAGCTGGCTTTGGTATCCTGATGATGATTACTGATTCCCTTTTACTTTCTTCTACAGTAAGACACAAAAGTTTTCTTTCAGCTGCTGCAGTTGATGCCTTTTTTGGAGATGCTTCTGAGGAGTCTTTAGCTGCAGATGCTTTCTTTTTTCAAAATCCTTTTCTGGAGAATCAGCCGAATGAACTTCAATTTGGTAGATTTGTAGATGCTGCTATTGCTGCCCTTCTGGAGTGTGGTAGTTCACCTGAAACTGATTTTGAAGTCTGGAAGTTAATTTCTGATGGTGAGTTTGCTGTTACTATTGATGCTGGATTGGTTGAATTACCTGGGCTGGATTTTTCTTCTGTAACCAGTATGGCTGATGTAGCAGCAGTAATTGATACTGCTCTTGGAGCAAACGGAGACTGTTATTTCTTAATCAATCGTTTTAATATTATCAGTAGTACTACCGGAGTAGCTTCCACAATTACTCTTTTGGATACAGTAGCCATTCCTGCTGGAACAGATATAAGTGGAACTGGTTATCTTGATGGAGATGTAATAGTTGGGCCAACAAATCTTGGTGGTTCAATTCTTTCCCAGGGTCAGATAGCTGAAGATTTTGATGTGGCATTACTTGCTATTGAAAATGTTAATAGTGATTGGTCTGCTATGGGAGCTTTGAAAAAATATCGTGATGATACAGTAACTGAAGATATGGCTGATGAAATTGAAAGCAGAAGGAAAATGTTTCTTATTGCTACCAATGATGCCAATACTTTAGTTCTGGGTGATACTTCAACTTTTCTGTACTACCTTAAAAATGCCAATTACAAAAGGTCAGCAGGTATCTATCATGATAATGATACTCTTTATCCAGATACTTCATGGATGGGTCAGCAATTACCTAAAGATGTTGGCTCTACAAACTGGGCTTTTAAAGAATTGGCAGGAATAGCTGAAGGTGCTGAAGTTGATATCCCGCCTGTAGTACTATCTGAGCTTCAAAAGGATGCTGCTCTGGATGTAAATTGTAATGTCTATACTACTGTGCTTGCTGCTGATTTTGTTTACCTTGGAACTATGGGTGGTGGCAAAAATGTAGATAAAGAAGGTGAATTTATTGACATCATAAGGAACATTGATTTTCTTCAGGCCAGAACTGAAGAAGGTCTGATGTCTTTACTTCTTGAAAAAGACATTATCCCTTTTACCAATGCTGGAATTACTATTGTCGATACCAGGCTTAAAAGCAGGCTTGATGAATATGGAGTAAAGCAAGGCATCTTGGTAGAAGGCTCAATCAATACTTCTTTCCCAAAAAGGTCAGAAGTATCTCAATCAGACAGAGATGATCGACTACTTCCTGATGGGACATTTACAGCGGAGCTTCAGGGTGGCATAAATAAAGTTGTTGTTCGTGGAACAGTTTTTATATAATTAATAATTCATTTTTATAAGGAGAAATGATATGCCAAAATTTAAAACCTATTCCTTCTCAAATGTTAATGCAATCTTTGGCATCCTTGAGCTTCAAGGTTTTGCAGAAGGAGATGATGTAGTAGTTATTGAACCAGAAGCTGATCAATTTAATGATTTGGCTGGGGCTAAAGGGGATGTTGTTAGATCACAGACCAATGATAATCGGTGTACAGTTACTGTTAAATTACTTCAAAATTCAGGAAGTAATAAAGAGTTAACTGTAATTTATAATGCTGATAAAGAACTTGGCACAGGAGTGAATCCGCTGGTTATTGAAGACAAAGAAACTGGTGAGACCTATGTAATAAATAATGCTTGGATAAAAAAGTATCCAACTGTTTCAAGAGGTCAAGGAATAAATGCTATGGAATGGGTATTCAGAGGTGATTTTTTAACTCCTGCTATTGTGTAGTATTTGAAAGGAAAATATGGAACAGAAAAGTAAATCAATTGGTACTACTATTTATTTGGTGACTCAGATGGATGCTATGAGGGCATTGAAAGTACAGACCAAACTTATTAAACTTTTGGGCAAAGGTGCTCTTCCTTTAATGGATACTTCTAAGCCTGTGAAAGAAAAATTGGCTGCTCTTATTCCTAAGCTGATGGAAAATTTTGATGATGGCTTAGTGAATGACCTTGTACTATCTCTTTTTGAAAAAGGAGTATTTGTACAAGATGGAGATGTCCCAAAGGTAGTAGATTTTTCTACTCATTTTGCAGGCAAGCCATTTGAGATGTGGAAGGTAGTTGGTTTCATAATGGAGGTGAATTTTAATCTGGGGGAGTTCAAAAAGTCAGATTTGCCCATCATAGAAAAGGAGAGTCTGACTCCAGAGAATTAAATGTTGATCCATTTATAGCTCGGTTAATAAATGGGGAGATGGCAACCTTACACGAATTGAAAACAGTATACAGTTTATCTGATGCATATTATTTAAGTGAAGTATTGGACATAAAAGAAGAGCAAATTTATCTTCAAAATAAAGGGAAGTAAATGGCTGATACAGTAATTGAGAATTTAATAACTAAGTTAACCTTTGACTTTGATGATGAAAAATTAGAAAAGTTTGATGAGTTTCTTGGTACTGCTGCTAAAGGCTTAACTGCTATTGTTGCGGGAGCTACTGCTGCTGCTACTGCTATTTTTATTTTTACAAAAAAGATAGCAGCATCCCATGATGAGCTTGGAAAATTTGCCCAAAGAACTGGCATCAATATTAAAGCTTTACAGGAATTGGGATTTGTTGCTGAGCTAAATGGTGGCTCTATTGACTCCATGAATAGCTCCTTAGAAAATCTTGCCAGAATATCTTCAGAAGCAGCAAGAGGAATGGGTGCTGGAGTAGAAGTATTTGGCATGCTGGGTATCTCTGTAACAGATGCTAATGGAAGACTTAAAGAAGCAGATGTTATGCTTGATGATGTATCTGATGCTATATCCAGACTGGGAACTCAAGCTGAGAGATTAGAGTTTGCCCAGAAGCTGGGAATTGGTAGTGATTTACTTCTGGCTATTCAAGAAGGTAGTGATGCAATAAAAAGGCAAAGGGAAGAAGCAAGGTCACTTGGATTTGTTATTGATCAAGATGCTGCTAAGGCTGCGGCTGATTTTAATGATGAAATGCTTAGGATGACGAAGGTTGTTTCTGGGGTGGCCAATGCTGTTGGTACAAGACTTATTAAACAATTTAATGAGTCAAATGGATTATTCATAGAATGGTTCAAAGTAAATAAAGCTCTTATACAGCAGAATTTAAGCCTTTTTTTGGATAGGGTAATAGGTACTATTAAAGTAATTTTTACCGTTGTTAAAAGGGTTGTAGACATTGTTTTAAGCCTGGTTAATGCGATGGGTGGGCTTAAAAATACGATTATAGTGGTAACCGGATTATTACTTGCTATGAATGCTTCTGCTCTTCTGATGCCTATTCTAATAATTGCTGTAGCTGCTGCTATACTTCTTGTGCTGGAAGATATTATTAAATTTGCTGAAGGTGGTGATTCAGCTATTGGCCAACTGGCAAATAAATTTCCTGTACTTGATGCAGTTTTAAGAACCATACTTGATTTACTTGCCATGGTAAGAGATGGTTGGACATTAATTTTTACTGATGGTGGTGAAGCTTTTGAAGGTATGATGATGATGATAAGAGATGCTGGCAATGCCATAGCTAATTGGTTTATTATTCCTTTAAATGATGCCATTGCTCTGATTAATAAAATTCCTGGAATAAATATGGCAGCAATTTCACTGGCTGGACAAAGAACAGATCAAAACCGTTCACCAAATTCTACTCAAAATAGTACTACATCAAATAATACAGTTAATAAGCCAAGTATATCCATAAGTATTCATGGTGGGGATACTGATAAAATAAGAACCACTATCAAAGATGTTTTGAATGAGCAGTATAGCGGAGCTCAAACCAATTTGGGATCACAGGTGGATGTTTAAATGTCTATTGCTCAATTGTTTTTTAAAAAAGGAAATTTTATATCAACTGTTTCTCTTGATATAATTATAAGCGAAAGTGCAGCAGCTACTGTAAGAGTGACAGAAAATCCAGTTGAGTTTGGTGCTAATATGAATGATCATATTATTGTTGAACCTATGACATTTACTGTCTCTGGAGTTGTTAGTGATATTAGTTCCAGCAAGGTTGGTCAATTTTTACAGATACCTACTGTTTTTTCAAAGAGTACTTCAAAGAGTAAAGAAGCATGGGAAGAGCTTTTGGAGCTTCAAATAAATAAAACTCCATTTACTTTAATCCAAGGGCTAAAGGAATATAGAAATATTGTAATAATCAGTATCACAGAAAAGCAAGATAAAGATACTGCTAATGGTTTATTTTTTACTGCTACTATGAAAGGAATTATTTTTGCTGGAGCAGAAATAATAACAGAAGAACAATTCAATGATTCAAATATAGCTGATAAAATGGTTCCATCTGTTTCAGGTGGACTAAAAAGTTTAGGTGGAGTATAATGTATTTACCATTAACAAATAATCCAGAAGAAAATTTCAATGTTTCTATATCTGATATTATATATATTTTTAGACAACTATGGAATGAAATTGGGTTTTGGACTATTGATATAAAAGATGCTGATGGAAATATTTTAGTTTATGGAGTAAAAATAATAACACAAGAATATATACTTCAACAATATCCCCAAATTCCATTTGATTTAAAAAGTGAAAATAATAATGATCCAGGAAGACAAGACCTTGAACCCTTTTTACTTGAAGTAATTGATAAAGATGTTTAATAGAAAAGCTAAAATTTTAATACCAGGATTTGAAATAACCGATTTAAGGATTAATTTCAAAATTGAAAAAAGCTTAGTTGGATATCCAAATCTTGGAAATATAAAAATATATAATTTGTCTGAAAGCAGTAGAAATAATATTGAGGCAAAAGGATTAAAACTTCAATTATATGCTGGATATGAAGACAATTCTATCCCATTACTTTTTACTGGAGATATAATAAATGTTGTTCATTTAAAAACTGGCCCAGATTGGATCAGTGAAATATTTGCTGCTGATGGAATAAATATATTAAGTGCTGCTACAATAAATAAAACTTTACCAGCTGGAGTAGATACAGAGCAAATATATAATGAATTAGTAGGGCAAATGCAAGGGATTTCAAAAGGTGCCACTGAAGGATTAAAAAACTGTCTATCTGGTAAAAAATCATTATTAAGAGCATTACAAGTGTCTGGAAATATTAAAGATTGGCTGGACAAAATATCTAAAGATTGTGGTTTTGAATATTCAGTAAATGATGAAGTAATTGAAACAACTCCAACTGGCTTCCCGCTAAGTGATGTTCCACCTGTAGTAATAAATCAGGGCAGTGGGATGATTGGAAGTCCAGAAAGAACTGAAGTTGGGATTAATGTTGTCAACCTTTTACTTCCTGAATTAAAATTAGCAAGAACTATAAAAGTGGAATCAATAAGTGAAAAAATAAATGTTGGCAATTTATTCTTTAGAAAAATACCACCTATTAGAAACAAAGGAATATACCGGATTGATAAATTAATCCATACTGGGGATACACATGATAATCCTTGGTCAACTCAAATAAATGCGAGAATATTTTAATGGCAGATAAAGCAACAACTTCTTTGGAAAAAGTAATTCAAACAGCTATTGATTCTGCTCTTAAAGAGATTCACACTTGTCTGCCTGCTGTAGTAACAAAAGTAAATCATTCAGAACAGTTGATTGATGCCCAGATAACTATACAGCGGAAAATGAATGGTGTATTGGTTAATCTTCCATTGCTTGTAAATGTTCCAATTAGATACTGGAGAAGTAAAACATTTTCAATTACTTTTCCAATAGAAGTAGGTGATCATGTAAAAATTCTTTTCACAGAAAGATCAATTGACACTTGGCTTACTAAAGGTGGAATTCAAAATCCTTTTGATGTTAGAAAATTTTCTTTAAGTGATGCTTTTGCTGAGCCTGTTATGTATCACCAAAAGGATGTTATACCAAATTTTGATTCTACTAATTTGGAGATAAAAACCAATGATGGATCAGGGTCAATAAAAATAACTCCTGCTGGAGATATTTATTTAAATGGAAGTGCTGATTCAGTAATTGCTTTTACTGATATGAAAGCTGCATTTGATCAACTTGTAACAGATTTTAACAATTTTATTACTGCTTATAATGGACATGATCACTCAGCTGGTGTAGTTCCACAAGCAGTTTCTACTACAGCAGATATGACAGCTGCTGAAGTTACAGATGTAAAGGTTTCATAATGACAATTTTTGATATAAAATTTGATGATAATCATGATATGTTTTTAGATGGTTCAGATATTTCTTTTGCTGCTGAATCAGATGTAGTAATTCAAAGATTGAAAATAAGACTTCAATTTTTACTTGAAGAATGGTTCCTTGATAATAGGACTGGGTTGCCTTTTACTCAATTTATTTTTGAGCAAGGTAGTAGTATTGAAGATGTATATGAATTATTTAGAAAAGAAATAAATGATACAGAAGGTGTAGAGAATATTACTGAATTGAATTTAACTCCTGATGCTTCTGAAAAAGGTTTGAGAATTGATTTTTCAGTTAATGATGGAATTTTATCTGGATCTGTAGAGGTGACTATATGAGTGGTTTAACTGCTGCTGGATTTGAAAGAAAAAGATTAATTGATATAAAAACTGAAATCGAAACAGCTTTAAAATTAGCTTTTAGTGACAATATAGACTTGACTCCACAAAGTGGATTTGGACAATTTATTGGTATATTGTCTGAATCAATTTCTGATCAATGGGAAAGTCAAGAAAATATATATAATTCTCAATATCCATCTACTTCTGATGGGAATCAATTATCAAATGTAGTAATGTATAATGGAATAGAAAGACAAGATGCTACAAATTCTACAGTAATAGCAACTATCAGCGGAGTTGCTGGAACTATTATTCCAATAGGTAGTAAAGCAAGTGTAGTTTCAACTGGATTAATTTTTGAAACTTTATCTGAAGCAATTATTGGGGGTGGTGGAAGTGTATCTGTTAATATGCAGAGTGTAGATGCTGGTTCAATTGAAGCTGCTGCTGGCACTCTTACTGTTATTGAAACTCCTATTTTTGGGTGGACAAGTATTACAAATAGTTCTGATGCATCAGTAGGTAGAGATGAAGAAACAGATGCTGAACTTCGTATCAGAAGAGAATTATCTACACAGGCACTTGGTCAAAATCTTGTTGATTCATTATTTGGCCAATTACTTAATATTGATGGAGTAGAAGATGCTGTTGTTATAAGTAATGGAACTGATGCTGTAGTAGATGGTATTCCAGCTCATCAATTTTTGTCTTCAATTATTGGTGGAGATAATGATGAAATTGCCGCTGTTATATGGGGCAATACTCCACAAGGAATATTATCATTTGGGGCCACAACTGTAGTAATAACAGATGATCAAGGCTTTCCTCAAAATGTAAAATTTACCAGACCAGGTGATATAAATATTTATTTTAAAATAGAT